GGGAATGTACCGTCTGCTCCTAAGATCCATAATAGATCTGGAGGCAATGATATAATGACATCGTCACCATAAATGGCAATCAATATCTCTTTAAAAATTCGTATTGGGTGTATTTTGTGTGGTGCATCTTTCTCGGTTATTATCATTAATATTGCAAGATAAATTCCGATCAAAAGACACAAGCAATCCATGTCTGATGTGCCATGGTATCCACTGGTCATAATCCCTAGTACTATGTACCACATAAATCCAAACCACTTTACTATTTTAGCATTAATAAATGCAGTTTCGAACGCAAAGAATTCATTAAACGCATCATTAGCAGCTTTATCCCCATAATTAACCCAAAATGCTCTCATAATCAAAATGACAAAAAGAGTAGTGGGCTTAAAGCACACATCCAGGCCCGATATGTCCCCAGTCACCAACACTCTGCGAATGTCAGCAACTACAGACTTGCCTAAGCGGATAAACGGGTCTAAATCATTAAACTCGCCTATCTGAAGATGGTACATAAGTAATTGAGGAAGCGACGACCATATACTACTACCAATCATGCATCCAGGCCAACGCCTGAAACCTTGCATAAATGGAGAGTTAATCATCTTAGATATCTGGTCATGAAGTTGACCGATCATGCCTATAAGCCTAATTTTCCCTAGTTCGGCGTCAAAAGGACGGACTTCGGGTTTGGCTGTGTACGTGTGTATCACTGGTGGTATAAGGTCCTCAGACCTACCAATAAAATCTTTCATCTGCTCTATTATTTTTGATAACGCACGTCTGGCGTAGGGTGCATTGTTTCGTTTATTTCTAGCAATAGGTATATTGTAATGCTTAAAACCCACGCCGGCATTCGGATTAAACTTCAAATGATAAGGGGTGTCTTTATCTACTGATGGTAGCATTTGATTATTCTTCACGTCAAACATCTTTAATAAGCATAACCAGGTGACGTTAAATAGATCTGTATCTACGTCAAAAGTGGCATCTGAGCGAGCCATCTTGTCGCGTAGTGCAGTAATATTGTCTAAAGTAGGTATAGTAGACACATACGCACCTGTTAAGTAATGTTCATATTGAGGACAAATCTCTTTGCAAGCGATTCGCCCAGCCTCCCTAATAACTTCGTTATTGGCGACTTGTTGAAACATTCTGTCTACAGTTTTCATCTTGCTTAATGAATTAGTTAAAACAGTGATTGGAATAAATTTGTCAGAAGGAATGATGGAAAGAATATTATCCGCTATTGTGGATCCGTGAACTGAATGGGTCTGAAGTCTATTAACCAATAACCCTATAATATATCTCATCTCTTCGCCTTTGCGGTTGCCTGCGGAACTATATGTAAGGACTACGTCCCCTGCGTTCTTTGCTGTTGGATCATCTTCAAATTTTGATTTGAGTGATACTGTCCACTGGCGTGCATAAGCGTCGTAAATAATATTGTAATTGTTCATGGCGTTCCAAAGGGCGGGATTCTTCTTCTTGCTTCCTATTACTGCGCGCAATATAGGATGGAACAAGAAGACAGGGCGGGGCTCTTCACC